GTTAATTCATGAAGATAATGAGTTGCTCATCAAGGGGAAAAAAGAACGAAAACTGAGTGAGAGCGAAAGATTCTCTCATCAAGGTCTCAGTCTTAAATCTTTTGAGCGTAAGTTTATGTTAAACACAGACTTAAAAGTAGACGATGTCGAATTAACAGATGGACTATTGACTATCGCGCTGTCTAAAACTCCGAACTCCAATCGTAAAGTATTGGATATTAAATGAAAGCAAAATTAATAAATAGTTTTAGACAAGTACAAAAATATGAGGACATACAAGATGCATTGGGAACAATGTTTCTAATGTGCATGTTTGGGCTTGCAGTAATAGCAAGTACAGGGCAATTGTTTTAGTACAAGTCAAGACCTAAGTCGAAAGGGCAGGTTTCCTGCCCTCTCGCATTAATTTATTATATGGTAATCGTAAGTGCAGATGCTTTGGAAAGACTAAAGCAGAAAGTAAAAAATAAACAAGTTTGGGGATTGCGTTTAGGCATGAAACCAAACGGATGTAATGGGTGGTCGTATGACTTGAGTTATTTGGAAGAACCAAATACATCAAGTGATGCGGTGTTCTATGGTATTATAGCTGTAGACCCAATGACATTTAGTTATGTCGATCAAATCAGTATTGATTGGACAGAAGATGGGTTAAATGAATATTTTGAAATCAAAAGCCCACAAGAAACAGCCCGTTGTGGTTGTGGAGAAAGTTTTACATTATGAAAATATCACACGAGGGCATAGCCCTTATTAAAAAGTTTGAAGGTTGTGAACTAGACGCCTATCAAGACGCAGTAGGAATATGGACTATAGGATATGGTCATATCAAAGGCGTCACAGAGGGAATGTCTATCACAAAACCACAGGCAGAAGAAATGCTAGTACATGAACTAACAGAGTATGAACAGCATGTTCTTAACCAAGTAACCATCTCACTCGACCAGTGTATGTTCGATGCATTAGTATCATGGACATTCAACCTCGGTCCGACCAATTTAAGTAGTTCAACATTATTGAAAGTATTAAATAATGGAGACTATGAAGGAGTCCCTGCTCAGATTAAACGCTGGAACAAAGCAGGCGGCAAAGTATTAGAAGGATTAGTTCGCAGACGAGAGGCAGAAGCTCTGCTCTTTGAAGGCAAGGACTGGTCAAACATTTAGGACAACATGGATATATTACTATTGATAGCATTAATTTGGGGTTATAATAACCAACCAAAAGATGTAGATCCAATTGCTCCAGTAGGTACAACATTTAATCAAGCAGCAGGCTTTGAGTGTCAAAGTAACTGTACCCCCGCAACTCAACCCGTTTCAATCGAAAGTGTAGAGACTAGCACAGGTACAGCGACGGCTACAACAACGGCAGCACAGATTATAGCTGAACTTGAGGCAATGCCAGTAACAACGACTGTAACTGTTACCTCAACATCAACAGGTACAGGAACATCAACAAGTACATCAACTGGAACTTAATTGAAAGAATGACAGTGCTACTTATTATAGTGGCACTCGTTTCTTTAAATATATACGACAGACAAAAACATGCTGATGAGTTAGAGATAACTAGAAGTATAGAAATAGCAAACTGGCATAAATTAAACCAGTTGGAGAGTAGAATTAATGGACAAGATAAAGAGATTTTTCGCAACAATGAAAAGGTGGTGGATTGCATTAAAAAGCAGATTTATAACCCTATATACATTGACTGTGAGTTATAATCAGATATGGGGAGACGCAGATGATGAAACTTTTATTGTTAAAAAGTTTATCATAACAAAGCCCAATCATTTAAAGTTCAGAACTGAAAGCGGTGAAGTCATAGAGATGCATGGAGCAGAAGGACTTAACTATAAAATAGAGGAAATGTAATGAATCAATTCTTTTTAGCTTTATTGTTAGTATTAAGTGGAATATGTTATTGGTTATGGAATGAAAATAAAATTCTTATAGCTAACAACGCAGCTTTAGAGGGAGCAGTAGCTACCCAAGAAGAAACAATCGCCACTATGCAAAATGATTTTAGCTTACAAACAGAACAGTTGCAAGCAATGACAGTTAAAAGTCAAGCGGCACAACGAGAATTAAATAGATATACACAGTTTATTCAAAACTATGAATTAACTGCAAAAATATTAGCAGACCCAGTAGATATGGAGAGGAAAATAAATAATGGAACAAAACACGCATTCGAAGGTATTGAGAAACTTAGCGATACCGTTGACAATCTTGATGATGGGCTCCAGTTGCAGCCTAATTCCAACTAAAGTAGTAGAAGTAAGTGCAAAACCGATAGAACGAAATATCGTTCAACCTGTAATGCCAAGAGAAATAGATCTCAAAACTCCTACTTGGATAGTAGTTACCCCCGAGAACTGGGAAGACCAATTGGCTCGAATAGAAGATCAAGAGGGTGAATTAGTATTTTTAGCTATGACCATACCTGATTATGAGTTAATGGCTTACAACACACAAGAATTAAAAAGATATATTACTGAATTAAAAGATGTAGTAGTATATTATCGAAAAGTAACAACAGAGGATATATCACCAAATGGGAATTAGATGCAGTATAATGCACATAATTGAACAACAATTAAACAGAAAAGACATCAATATAACTACCGATCTTATTGATGAAACAAATGCAGATAGTCTTGACATGGTTGAGATTATTGTTGATGTCGAAAACGAGTTCGATTTACTTATACCAGACGAAAAAGTAAAACTTCTTCGTACTCCAGGGGATATAATATTTTATGTTCAAGAGAATATCTAGTTGGTGGAATGCCTACCTAGCATACAGAGATGCAATGAAAGGGGCAAAATACTTTGAGAAGCATCCACACCTACAAGAAAGACTAGAAATAATAGAAGAGTGGTGTGAAGAACTAGAAGTTAGATTAGATCAACTTCAAGAAAATAAAAAATAAATGGTAGAATTTAATAAATTACAGAAACTACTTCAAGACTTTGTTGTTGAAGTAAGTTTTACAAGTTTAAAGTCTGGCAGACAATACAGTATACCTTGTACACTAAGGGCTGATGTCGTGCCAGCAGTAGTTAAACAGTCTGAATCAGACTCTATATTATTGTATCGATTAGATACAAATAAATGGGAGGACTTGCGTCTTTCTAGTATAGATAGCTACAAAGACCCCTATTAAGGGGAGAGCCTCGGAAGAGGATTAGGAGAGAAGAATGTTAGGATTCCTACAATGGGTTATAGGATGGATTCAAGTTATACCATGGTTAGTCATGAGTGCTTCAATCATAGCAGCGTGTACCGATACACCGAAAGATGACAAAATAGTTGGGAAAATGTATAAAATTCTTGACTGGTTTGCAATCAATGTCGGCAAAGCTAAGCAAAGCGCAAAGGAGAGCTAAATGGCAGACGAACGATTCGCAGGTGATATGAGTAGAAATGAGGTTGAAATTGACCTTAATAAGTTCATGGAACTTGTACAAGAGAACTCTAATCTAAAAGCAAAAATAGTAGAGATGGAAGCTAACAGAGAGCCAGATAATCCTTGGCAGCGTTGGATCTTTCTATCAAACATGATTGATGCATGGAGGATTTTTCCCCGAGCATTTCTTAGTGTATACATTTTCTTATTGTACTATTGCACAATGTGGTTTATGGCTTTAGAAGACCCCACAATGGAACAGTCTGGTTTAATCAGTATTGTTGTTGGTGCAGGTGCAGCTTGGTTTGGTCTTTATGCTGGCACAGCTAAGGATAAAATTAATGGATCTGGAAAATAGTTCTTGACTTTATTTCATAATTTTAGTATAATATACATTATGAAAAAGTTTAAAGAAATCAAAAAAATCAAGCCAGAGAAAAAAGTATGTCCGTACTGTAAGACTACAGAAAACGAAGACAAACTCTGTGGCGTATACAAATGTTGGAAGTAAGATATGAATTTATTTTATTTAGACGAGGATCTCGATAAGGCAGCACAGTATCATGTTGACAAGCATATTGTTAAGATGCCACTGGAAGCTGCCCAGATTCTTTGTACAACTATTTACATTGACAAATTTCTAGGGTATGTTCCTCGTGCGCTAAATGCAGAAGAACGAGAGGTTCTTAACAAGGTTAAAGCCGAAATTAAGCACTTACCACTTGAGGAGCGACCCTTCCCCTACCTTCCAATGATGTACAATCATCCCTGCACAATCTGGGCTAGGGAGTCATTGGATAATCACGAGTGGGTTCATTGTTATGCAAATGCATTGAATGATGAATACTATTATCGTTATGGCAAACTACACAAATCGATAGAACAAGTAGTAAATAAATTGCCAGATCCAGTACATCTTGAAAGAGTAGGCTTTACTAAGTTCGGACTGGCAATGCCAGAAGATCTTAGAGATTATGATAATCCGATACAAAGCTATCGAGATTACTACCACCTAGACAAAGCAACCTTTGCTAGTTGGAAATACAGAGACAAACCACATTGGTGGAACGAAGACTACGCTGATTATGAAAAAAGGATAACTCGTGTATAAATTTAACGAAGATTTAATTCAAACTAGACTAAAACATTATATAGATAGTACATACGACCAGCACTATGCCCAAGCAAAGACTCAAACAACAGAGATAGTATTTGAGAACGGGCATGGAGAAGGTTTTTGTATTGGTAATATAATTAAATATGCACAGCGTTTTGGAAAGAAAGATGGCAAGAATGAAAAAGACTTATATAAAGTACTTCATTACACAATCATTCTACTAGGCGCAATGCATGAACAAGAATTAAAAGAGTTGAATGATTACCATTTGGAGTTGAAAAATGATTAATTGGGTCTTTGGTTGGATTAGCATAGATTATTTAATTCACAAAGGAGTGATTAAAAAAGATGGCAGTTAGAAAGAAAAGAGAAGAGAAACTCTCAGAAACAAATATAAATAAAGTAATAGAACTGCTTGCTGCAGAGAAACCTATTACTAAAAAAGAGGCGTGTGAGATATTGCATATTGCATATAATACAACTCGTCTTAGTAAAATCATTGCTGACCACAATGAAACAATAGAATTTCGTGCTAAAAGAAAAGCACAGAATAAAGGCAAGGGCGTAACAGAAGCAGAGAAAGTATCCATAGTAAAACATTACTTAAATGGTGCAGTAGTATCTGACATTGCAAAAGCATTATATCGTTCCCCAGCTTTTATCAAAGCCGTTATTGAACGGATGGGAGTACCACAGAAACTTCCAGATACTGACTACAAAGGTATTAAAGAGGCAATGATTCCAGAACCTTGTGTAGCAGAAGAATTCACAGCAGGTGAAAGAGTATGGTCAGCACAAGGCAACTGCATTGCAGTCGTAAAACGAGAAATAACAAAGTCCCATAACTTTGATAAACATGGTAGCAAGTGCTATCTATTATGGGAAATCGAAATGGCAGAGTGTGAATCGCCATACTTCGGATTGATGAAAGATGCAGGGCACTTCGCCCCACGATTAGCATACAATATCGGAAGTTTGAAACACTTACAACAATACTTATGAAAACCTTTTTTGCTTTATACATTGCTGCTTGGATACTATCAGTAGCAAAACTATACTATCCTTCTATACGATTTCTAAAATCTATAGATAGTGATAGTATTCTTGTAAAGCGAGAAGGATTAGGATGGGCAGTAGCAATAGTCGGATTTGGCATAGCAACACCGCTTACATTTCCGATCTCTTTATCCGATAAGTTATCAAAAGAATTTATAGTTGCATTTTGCGACAAAGCTCTGAGTTAAAACATGGCATATAGTAAAGAAGTAGTAGACAGATTTGAGGGAGTATTAAACTCACCCAAACAATTTTCAGTTGGAAAGTACGATCCAAAAGATCCGACAGTAGCAACGGGTATGCAAGGTGCGCCCGCTTGTGGAGATGTGATGAAACTGCAACTAAGAATCGATCCAGGCAGCAATCGTATTATGGGAGTTAAGTTTAAAACCTATGGATGCGGCAGTGCAATAGCTTCTTCTTCGCTATTTGTAGATATGTTGCAAGGCACAACAATAGAAGAAGCAAAGTTAATTAAAGATAAAGATATTGCTGAAGCACTAAATCTTCCACCAATTAAACTACATTGTTCAGTATTAGCAGAAGGAAGTATTAAAGCGGCAATAAAAGATTGGGAGAAAAAGAGATCATGTTAGATTTTTTATTTGGAGTACCTTTCCTAGTAGCAAAGTTTACTTTTAATCTTGCAGTATGGGCAGGCATATTTTACTATGGTTATATCTATGGTAGAGACACTTATCATCAGTATAAAGATGGTCATTTTGACAAATATTTTAAATCATAAAGGAGAATTATGAACTATTTATTAAAAGCACTTATCGCCAAGTTAAAAGGTGAAGTAGAAGTAGCAAAAGCAAATGTTATGGTGTACACTAGAAACTCAACAGGTATTGGAGAACATCCAGAGATTATTGAAGCTATCGAAACACAGATAGAGAAAATCGCTAATGCCGAAGAGAAGATTGAAACTATCGAAAAGCATTTTTCAAGATAGGAAAACCTATAAGATACCGAAAAATACTTCTTGACAATTGGTTTCAAATTCATTATAATATATTTATATTAAAAAAAGGATATACATGAGTGACAGATTTTATACGCAACAGTACGACCGAACAGGTTGGAAACCCGTATGGAACGACACATGGATCCAAAACAAACACAGGAGAAAAAACATGGCTTGGACAGATGAATCTAAAGCACAAGCAGTCGAAATGTATCAGGAACAAGAACCTACACCTGAGACTTCCATGGAGATTGTAAAAGAAATCGCAGACGAACTTGGTGAATCACCAAATGGAGTTCGTATGATACTAACCAAAGCAGGCGTATATGTAAGAAAAACTCCAGCAGCTAAATCCTCAGGTGGATCTACTGGTGGTGGACGAGTATCAGTAGCTGATGCTCAAGACAGTCTTACTTCAGCATTGTCTGACGCTGGTCAAGAAGTTGATGAAGCAATTATCAGTAAACTAACTGGTAAAGCTGCAGTATACTTCAAAGGTGTCGTTGAAGCGTTAAATAGTTAAAAAA